TATCGTTTTCTACAGTCTGTAAGGTGTCTTGATTAGAACATCCTATTGCTGTTGAAATAGGAATTGATGTAGCATCGAGTGGGAAGAAATTACCAGCTTGAATTATTGATAGTTCAACTGCATAGTGTGAAAAGTCTTTATATACTACAACCTTATTAGTACCAGGTTGAGTAGTTATACCAGTAATGTCTTGGCCTGAGTCTGGGTCTATATATAGTTCTCCACCACCATCTATCCAATTAAACGAATACTGTTTTGGATATCTACCCGATATAAGGAGTTTATTTTTATCATTGACATCTACCATTAGAAGTCTATCTCCAATCTTGGCAATAAACTTACTTTTTACTCCTCCTGTAGTATTTGATAGTGGGGCAAGTCCACTCTCTGATGCTGGGTCTCCATAATCATCATAGGAAGTTACTGAAGCTCCTACTGCTGACAAAAGTCTCTCATCTCCTTGTAGTCCTCTGTATATTTGAAATCCCCCAATTGTAGCTGCTGATGGAGCAGTCCAACTTACATGGATTTTAGTTTCACTTAATACTTGAGGTAGTTCTGGTAATTGGAACGATACAGAAGGAGTGGTTTCATTACCTGTAGCAGATAGAGTCGTGACTTTCCAGCTCCATATGTAAGATCCTGATACTCCTGACATATTTGTTGCAGTAAGTCCTGTAGGTGGAGAAATAGTAGCAAAGACCTCTAGGCTTCCTCCATTATATTGAGTGAGTGGAACTTGATCCGAGACTATATAGGTGTACCCTCCAAGCTGTTCTGTATGGATTTGTGATCCTGATGGATAAGATTGACCTGTTATTACAGTTGACCCCGTACCATTCTTCTTGGCAATATAACCCTCATCAGTAAGCCCAAATAGTTCATTCGTTCCTGTGTAGTTGTTAGCAAATGTTCCAAACCCACGTGCTATACCTGTAGCGTTTACGGTAAAATATTTAGAAGTTCCCCAACGTCCTGTAGGTACACCCGACCCAATTAGCATTATATTATCTCCTGTAGCATATTCATCACGTCCTAGCTCTGTAGGTCTGAGAAGTAGATTTAGCCCCTTACGCCACGTCTTCCATTCAGCATTGAGGGATTTTCGTGGTTTATACGGTGGTACTTTTTCATTAAATTGAGCCATAGATTATGATAATACATAGTTACTTACACCAGTTCTTTTAACTTGGTTTACTCCTCCGCCTGGTGTTTTCGATCCTCTTCCAATCATGTTTCTAAGTTTGCGTTGTGCCTCAGCATCTTTAGATGGGAATCGTTCATCTCTTCGTGATTGAAGTACATAGGACTCCAGTTGAGAGACTACATATTGAGGATCTGGTAGTTCACATATATCGGATAAGGTTGCCATTCCAGATGGATAGCGTTGATAGGTTATAGAAAGCGTACAGTTTGCAGTTAAGTTGTTGAATACAGCAGTATAGCTTTCCCTTGGATTGCCTAGTACATAGCAGTATTTATCAGAAGACGATTTTGCGTACATATCTTCTGGGACTATCTGTTCATAAGAATCCCATGTACCAGCAGATGTAAGGAGTTGTGGAGCAATATTAAACCCTCTAAATCCTGTAGGAAGTGGAATACTTGCAAGAGTTCCAACGTCTACCGTATAGACCTTTTTAAACTCATTGAACTGAGCGTATGCAGAAGCATCCCAGATAGCTTGGTTAGCGTAATTGGTACGAGTAGTAAGCTCTGTTCCTGTTGGAATTGAAGCATCTAGGTCTAAATAAGCATTAGCGTCTATTAGAAGGTCGTTGAGTGTTCTCATTCCATCAGTATATGGAGTAATAGTTTAAGTTATCAACTTATATATACCATTCTTATATTTTACTCATATACGACAGTTACGTTTGATGCTTGTACGGTTACAGCATAAGATAACCCCATACTGAATGGAGTATTATAAAAGTCTATGTCAAACGGTACTGCTTTCTTTTCAGAAGTACCCGATGACCATATTTCATTCCCACCTGCAACCAGTCCGTCATATAGAGTAATAGTTATCAACGCATGGGAAACGGTTTATCACCACAAAATACATCTTGGTTATCAAATCCCCATTTATCCATGAAGACCTTTTTAAGGCGTAAGAAATGTTCTGATAGATCCTTTGCATGAACGGTTCTACCTTCTTTATGCTGTACTGATGCCCCATAGTTCACATAGCATTTAAGACCAGCCCTCATGACTTTTGAGATATATGAATGATCCTCGAAATTACATGGATAGTATAGCTCTTCTTCATAATACCCAGCTCTGTTTATTGTGTTTTGAGTAAGCATTACACACGCATGAGAAAACCATTTATAGTTCTCAACAACTCCCATTCCTTGAGGTAGATGTTCTACGTGTACGTTAGCAAGTCCAGCCATAGGCATATCCATAGATTTTTGCATAGCAGGTAGCCATCCCTCGTTTACAATAACGTCATCTCCAATTATTACCATATATTTACCACGTGCTAGTTTAAGACCTGTATTCCATCCATGACTTATACCCCAGTTTTTATCCAAACGCACATAAACATCACATAAGGATTCCCAGTCGTAACGCTCTGTACTACCATTATCAACTATTATTAACTCGTAATCATCACTTGAGTTTCGTATAGCTGCTACACAGTCTTTAGCCATCTCGACCAGCTCTGGAGTACGATGGAATATGAGGAGAATAACCGAGTATAAAGGTTTTTTTAGATTAGGGTTTCCCATATATCCTTCCATTGAATTGATGGAGCAAGCCAGTCTTTAGCCATGTGCGTAGCAAGACTAGGAATAGGAGTCCATAGTGGCTGTCCTTTTGTAAGCATGTCATACCAAACATCAGCATCTAAATATCCATAGTATTTGAATATATCATAATTCTTTTTAAAGACTTTGTTCTTGATAGCAAATGTCATAGTATTGCGCTCTGTAGTCCTCCAATGATAGTCTTCTACAAGTTTAATAGTTTGATGAATAGAGTGTAAGGTATGATCCAAGTAAAAGTTAAAGTGATCATAGGGACTAACCATACAAAGTTCTTGTAGTCCATCTACTAAATGTTTACCTGCGTTAGGAGTATATATATAGTCACACTCTTGGAAAAGAATATCATCATCTTGATTCTTAGCTAATTCATACTGCATGAGGCACGTTTCATTGATTCCTATAGTAGTAAATATAGTTTCGTGCTTGAATGGGACTATATCACCGATCATCTTCTTATACTCTTGAGGACAGAAGTCACATAAAAACGTAACATCAGGATTTACCTCTCTAAACGCTTCAACAAACGATTTCAGACACAACTCATTGAGCTTGGCCTTGTCATCAGCATAGATAGGAGAAGGATTCGTAGATGGAATAGATGTTATTCGATAGTAGACCTTCATTTTATTTCATTCTCCATAACTTCTAATTCAGGGAGATTAATAAAATCCCATGTCTGTTGTAATCCTTCTGATAGAGGAGTTTCTTTATAATAAGTAAGCATGGTTTGTCGTCTATGATCTGCAAGAAAGTTCCATATCTCAGCAGGGCGAGCAGGTTTATGTATTTGTTTTAATTTCTTATCTGATATGGTTTCTATTTCTTTGATTAAGGTCGCTATTTCGATATCTATACAACTTCCTACGTTTAATATTTGGTTTCTAAACGAATCGTCCAAAGCATCTACAAATACATCTATAACGTCATCTACGTATGAAAAGGCTCGCTTCATCTTTCCTTTACCAAATATAGTCATTGATTTGCCCTCCATGATGTTTCTCATGATGAGTGCCACTACGTTCTTGTAAGGGTTACTCATATCCTGATGTGGCCCATATATATTATGGGGTCTGAAGATTGTATAGTCAAAGTCGTGTATCTTTGCAAGGATCTTTAGGATCTGTTCTGCTGCTAGTTTGTTTACTCCATATACGTCTTTAGGTTTTGGGATACTATCTTCTGCGTAAGGTACTTCTGCCTCTCCATATACCGCCACAGATGAGGTATAGATGAATCGTTTTACCCCAGCATTGATAGAGGGGATTAGTACATTTAGGAATATATTGAGGTTGTTCTCAGTCATATCTATAGGAGATACTTGTCCTCTACTCTCCGCTGCATTTGCTGCAAGATGATAGACTACTTCTGGCTCAAACTCATCTATCATTAAAGCTATTTGTTCCTTATCCCTTAGATCAAAACCTTCTTTTCTTGAGAAAGATAATACTTCATGGTCATCTCTCAATCTGTCAATAAGATTACTTCCTACAAGACCAGCTCCTCCTGTTACGAGTATATTCATAGTGATTTTGCTACCTTCTCAATAAAGTCAATCATATCTTGAGTTATTGATGGATGAACTGATAAAAACATACCATTTTTCATAACATCATCTGCATTAGTTAGGTCTGCTATCTGTATATATTCTATGTCCTTATATGCTGGGTGGAGGAGTATATTACCTGAAAAGATAGTCCTACATTCGATATTATTCTTCTCAAACGCATCCATTACGATCTTACGTTCTATACCATTACATAACATTGGAAACGAAAACCAACACACATCAACATCGTCTATTGTCTCAATCATCTTAAACTGTGGGAGTTTATCAAATATCTCATGTAGTTTTTTATAATTCTCTTGACGTTTCTTTTTAAATTTATTGAGCTTAGTAAGTTGTATCCTTCCCATAGCACATTGAAGTTCAAGTGGCTTCATGTTAAATCCAATTTCTTCATACACGTAGCGTGATCTGTAGTCGTTTGGGAATCCTTCATAGTGGTATATCTCATCTGTTCCAGAGGCACGACCCCATTCACGAAGTTTCAAGCATCGAGTTGCAAGCTCTTCATTATCAGTAAGTACCGCACCACCTTCTCCCATAGTTATAATATGCGCTGCATGAAATGATACGCAAGATAGATCTGCATATGAGTCTATGTATTTTCCTTTGAGCTTAGTTCCTGACCCATCACAATTATCACTTATGATATACCGATCTCCTACAATACGTCTCAGTTCAATAAGGTCTACTGGGTTTGCAGCTATATGGACTGCGATTACAGCTTTAATCTCAGGATAGG